ATTATTTCAGTAACGATGGCGGTGTTAATACCAGGCCAAAATTGCATTTCATCTTTATCGAGGGCCATTGCGACATCCTCAAGACTATGCGTTCCGTTACCATATTCTAGCGCATTTAATAATAATTGCTCACTTTCCAGAAAATAAGGAACCCACCATTTCGGCTCCCCATTCTCTGTAAATTTACTGCAATCCATTATCTCAAACTACCAGCTTTACCATCAAATCTGATAGTCCCAAGTCGCCAATCAGATAATGTGTTCCCCTCAATCTTTACAGCTATCTGTCTACCAGTAATCCGTAAAGATGTTGGGTTAGCCATCGTATATGGCCCATAGTTATAAACTGTACCAGTTGGGTAAAACTTGGTGCTAAACCTAGCCTTGACATCACCTAATGTCTTTTCATCAGGAATCAGTCCATTAAGGCTTAAAACACGATCTCCCGCACCCAATTCAACTGGTCCAGACTCAGCAAATATGGTCTGCGAATCATAAGCATTTCCTACTTCATGCTCATAAACATATCCATCAGGAGAAACCATAATGGGATTACTGAAGATTCCTCGATCTGTACCGCAAGAACGAGCCAAAGTGCCTACTGCCCAATGATTTTCCCTGTAGTTATAGCTTACATAGGAGTCAACTTCATTGCTAGAAGCACTAGGATAAAACCACCAAATCTCACCATAAGTAGATAAATGGATGGCATAAACTTTAGATGCTTGAGTGGTATTTAAGTTGGTAAATACATAGTCTCCAACATCTGACTGAAGTGGCTTAACAAAGCCATCAAATAGCCAGAACCCTGACTGAGACATCCAAATGCAAGAACTATCAGTAGCCGCTACTGATTGCTTTGAAATAACGCCACAAGAAGAACCAATACGCTCAAAACTGTAAACGTATGGTGGGCCAATATAAGTAGCCGTGTGAACATCTACGTCAGTAAACAGTATGGTAGCCCCACGAATACGCTTGGCACACATCAAGGAGCCAATAGTAGTCAACTCAAAGTCACCTGCTTGATTGGTTGCAGCAGCAGTCCAAACAGTATTGTTTTCTTGGTCTGACCAAGCAATCTTACGTGGATTACCAGAAGCACCCAAGGCAAACAAGAATCGTTCTTGAGTAGTAATCAGCCCTGTACAACTAGTAGGAGCATTTGTAATGGCAGCAGCATCATTTGAAGTATTTAACTGCCACTCAAGAAGTCTTCCATCCTTTGTTGAGCAACCAACCAAATACTCGCCCCATGTGTCCAAGCTCCATGTTGTAGCAGGAGTATAAGCACCAATATCAGGTCTAGGTACACCATAAGCATAACTCCCGTATGTGCTATAACCATAACCAATTTTGAGAACGGCACTAGCATCACCAACTACTAAATCTGTTGGTGTAATGTCTGTCAAAGTATTGGATTCACTCAATACATATAATTTTGAATGTGTGCCAATTGAGATACGTCTGTTATTGTTATTGTCTCGCCAATTAATCAATCCACGAGCTGAACCAGTTAACTGCGTTTCTGTACGCTTACGCCATCCACCAATAGGGCGAATTGTCCCCTCAAACCAACGAACTAGGTTTGAATAGTTCCAACGTCCTTTAGATTGGTAATCTGTACCATTCTTATATACGCCTGGTGGAATCTGAAGTGGTATGTAAGCCATGATATAGATCTTTATACAGATAAGTTAGATACAAAACTCATTGTAGCAATCGCTGATGGTACTGCAGGTCTTGTTGGGCTTGTAGATGTTGTGTAATGCTCAATAGAAACACCAATATCTGACGGCCTCCACATTATCTCAATATAGTCAAGAGCATTCAAGCTTACAAAAAAGTTCATTGCCGCAATTACATGACTTGGGTCGCCTGAAGATTTCCTTGGTGGCATACTAAATTTACTATTTGAATTGTCTATGTTTGTACCATTTTTTCTAAACCAAACATCTACATCTTGTGTGTCATTTGTAGTGTTTTTAAATTGAATAGAAAATTGACAATTCCAAATGCCTGTTTCAGCAACATTTAATCTTGAGTCATTAGATACTGTCACGCCATTTGAAAAGTCAGTAGTATTGAACTTTACTTCATAGGCAGTTGTAGTGTTTGCCGCCACTTGGTCAGTTGAATCTTGAAAAGCCCCATAAGGGTTATTCATAAACTTCCCACCACGAATGCCAAGTACTGAATTTAAAGAATTAACTAGCTTAATAAAAAAGATGTTTAAAAAGCTATTATTTTGGTTTTGTAAGGCAGACGAGTAAACAACTCCAGATGAAGCAAGCTTCGGAATTGGAGGCGTTTCTAGCTGTTGCCTTAAATTAGCCATTTATATCGCCAGTTAATGTTGATGGGAAAGCACGACCATAGCCCCAAATAATCCTGACAGCACCTAATGCACCATCTCCACCAAAAGCGGCTCCACTACTATTTGTAACTCCACCACCGCCACCACCATAATTACCACCCGCACCACCGCCACTATCCGTTCCGACACGGGTATTTGTTGAGCCATTTGAACCACCAGAGCCACCTGTACCAACAGAAGCAGTTGCGGCAGTCTGTGATGATCCTACTCCACCACCGCCACCGCCCGTAGTGCCGCCATAAAGACCTACGCCACCACCACCAGCGCCAGCAGTATCACCTCCAGAACCACCGCCAGTAGAACCAACTGAGCCGTTTGCTGTGTAACCTGCCGCACCGCCACCGCCAGAACCTTGATCTGTACCACCAGCGCCACCAGAATAATTAGCATCACCGCCTGAAGCAGTTCCACCAGCGCCACCAGATGCACCACCATTTGCACCTTTATTAGCGGTTACACCCTCGAATGATGATGTTGCACCACCAACAATAACTGTGTAAGAAGTGCCTGGTACTACTGTGATGTTGTTTTTATAAGCTAATCCACCACCACCACCACCAGCACCATTTCCTGCACCAGCACCGCCCGCACCAATACAAACGACACAAACGCTAGTTACGTTTGCAGGGGCAGTCCATGAATAAGTTCCCGCAGTAGTATATAAATTACTACCATAGCCATTATTCAAGCCACTACCAAATCCTCTTGTAGAGGATGATGCAATCGTTGTTAGGATTGGCATATTTACCTCAAGCAAAAATTGCTTTAGAAACCAATACAGTAAATGCCGCAGAGCCAGTCTTAATTACTGTATATGTATATGCGTCAATTGCACTTGCAGTACCTGCTGTTGGAGCTACACCACCAAGCCATTTGGTGCTTACACCACTTGTTGTCCCATCAACTTGAATTACGTTATTGTAATAAGCAGTAGATCCATTTGTAACCAAATGCACAACAGAAATAGACTCTCCTGTTGCCATCAATGTATCAAGAGTTACTGGAGTGCTTGCACCAGTTAGATTAATTGTCCAGTTGGCAGAAGCATTGCTTGTGTAATACAAAACTGACTGTGTTGTTGCATAGTAAGCAATAGTGCCTGTTGCCGCAGTTGCAGAAACAGTAACTTTTTCTAGTGCATTGACAAACTTTGTACCAACAGCAGTTGTAGATCCTGTAAATGTCTGCTTACCAGTATATACATTGTCTACACCAGTACCAGGCACTACTAAGTTTGTACGGGCATTAGCCGCAGTTGCAGCGCCTGTTCCACCTTTAGCAAGCTTGAGCACAGGACCAGAATCAAACAAAGCATCAATAGAATCCAAGTCAGTATTTAACTTAGTACCCCATGTATCACTAGAAGCACCGACTTCTGGCTTTGTAAGACCTAGATTTGTGGTTGTTGTATCAGCCATATATACCTCATTGAGTAGTTAGTGTCCAAGACTCGGATTGATCGTTTATGTCAGTCCAAGACTCTGATTGATCTGAAATTGCTGACCATGTTTCTGAAACATTATTTACTTCAGTCCAAGATTCTGAAGTATCGTTAATATCTGTCCAACTTTCCGCAATTAATGCAGTATCTTCCCATTTTAGTACAGCAGATACAGTTACTGTAGCATTCCCTATTACAAAAGCACTAGCATTTGTAACTTGGCCTGTGTTGCAAGTAACAGAAGATTCAGATGCAATTGTTGAGGACGCAAGTATTACCGCTAAAGCAGATGCTGTAATGTTTGCTTCAGATTGAACTACTCCACTTACATTCCTAATCAATACTGCGGATGCAGTAATTGAAGATTCCGATGTAATTTGTGAAGCAACAGAAATAATTAATGTTGCACTACAAGTTACAGAGCTTTCACTAGTGACTTGAGATGCAGCTTGGGCTATTCTTTGTGCGTCTGTAGTTACTGTGCTTACAGATGTAATATCAGATGCTACATCTTTGACAATTACGGCATTTACTGAAACTGCGCTATCTGAAGAAATTTCAGATGCTACTGATACTATTTTTATAGCAACAACAACAATAGAACTGGATGAGTCACTTGTAGCAGATACATTTGCAACAACTATTGCGTTGCATGAAACAGATGATGAACTATCTACATTTGCCGCAGCGTCAAATATCCCACCACCACCAAGGGTAGAAAAAGGAGACTGCGAAAATGCACTAAATCCAAACATTATTTAAGATGTCCGTTACCAGCAATCCATGCAAAAAGAGCAACTGTTCCCAAGCCTACAATCCAAAAAAACTTCTTGACAATACTTTGTCCAATAGAAATATAAACATTTTCTATTACTTTTTCTGTGACTTTCTCAACTAATAACTCTAGTTGTTCATCAGTAAGTGTTATTTGATTTTGCATAATAGTTAGAAATTACTTTCTACCCATGAAGTTGTAGTCTCATCCCATGAGTAACGCTTGCCATCAGTTGGATATGCAACAGGCGCCTCCCATTGACAAGTTGTTTCATTTAAAACCCATGAAGCAAA